CAATACCATCAGTGAAAGTCAATTGAATTGGAAATGGTCCAGCAACATCTGGAAGTGTGTCCAGATCTTGCAAATATTCACCACAGAAAATCACAGATCCAGTTGCAGATCCTTCACGAATTAAAATGAAAATATCACCTTCAACATATGGACCATTTGGACCATATCCAAGAAGGTCATCAATGAAATCACCTTGTTGTTCACTGGTGTCTGCATAGTCCACCATGAAATTCAATTTCAATTTTGATCCAACAATTGGTGCAAACTTTTCATCACCTTCACAATCATATTGAATATTCAGTCCATTGTCAGTGATTTTGAAAAGGTATGGTGGTGCATACAAAGATCCAACAGATGACCATTTTCTGTCATATATTGTCACCCACCAATCACGACCAGAAACTGATTTGAAAGAACTTTGAAATCTTGCATCATATGCTGAATTTACAACTGCCATGTTTTATTTTTTTTTATTTTTATGCATATCTAGCAAGTGAAATGTTTGCTTTTGAACTTGAAAGAACAACATCATTTCCAGATATTGATCCAACCACTTCAACAGTGCTGTTTTGATTTCCCATAATTTGGGACAATTTTGATAATGGTGCAATCACTTCTGGATCATTCATTGCATTTGGATTGTCCCCAACAATTGCATTTGTTGGTGAATATGCCAATGCACCTTTTGCCATTGGAATTGGTGCAGATGATATTGCAGCAACTTGTGCAGCACCCATGATTCCAGCAAATGCCATCAAATATGGATTTGGAATTGCTTTTGCTATTCCAGCAGCAGTGTTGATGATTGCTTGAAAGATTGCCATCTTTTTTTCTCTTTTTGCTGCTTTGATTTCAAGTGCTTTTTTCTTTGTTTGATATGATTTGTCAATCCTTTCTTTTTCTGCTGCAAATTCTTTTTCTGAAAGACCTCTGTTTTCAAGGTTTTGTATTGATGAATTATATTCATTGTCCAACATTTGCATTTCATTTGCATGTCTCTGTTGTGCAATGGCATTGATTTGTCCACCAATATCACTTGCAAATGCACCCACTTCTGACATCACACCAGCAGTTTTTTCACCCCAACTTGACCATGCAGCATCTTGATTTGCAAAGTATGTTTTCCAGCCAGATGACATTCCTTCCAGCATTTGTCGCATTGCAGATTTTTGTTTTTCCATTGCTGTGACATCAGCACCACCACCACCAGATCCACCATCACCACCACCAGATCCACCACCAGATCCACCATCACCACCACCTTCTGGAAACATATTTGAAAAGTCAAGTGCTGATCCACCACCTTCAAAGAATGCTTTCATTTTGTCAAATCCTTTTTGTGCCATGTTTCCCATTGCATCAACACCATTTTGGATATCATCTTCACTGATATATTCAACCCTTGTTCCATCCAAAGTGTTTGAAATTGCAGTGTTCATGTTTTCAGCAATTTCATCACCAAGAATTGTTGCTTCTTTTTTCAGAACTTTTCCAATTTCTTTGTAACCATCAACAGTTGCTTTTCCATATTCTTTTGCACCTTCCTTCACACCTTTTGGATCAAGTTTCAATGCTGATGAAATTACTTTGGCAACTGCTTTGAACTGACCAATCCATGTGTTGATCAATGTTGTTGCAATTCCCTTCATTGAATTGAACACAAATTTGACAGTTGCCCACAGATTCTTGAATGTCATCATGATGTATTCAATACCAGCACGAAAGATCAATGATTCATTGTATAGATCAATGAAATAGTTGACAAATGCTGCAATCCATTTTTTGACTAGATCCCAATTTTTGTATATTGCTGCACCTAACAAAGCCAAACCAGCAATGATCAATCCAATTGGTGACATGATGAATCCAATCACACCAGCCAGAAATCCAAAAAATGAAATTAATGGTCCAGCCAATGCCAGAACACCAGCGATTGCCAAAGCCCAATTTTTTGTCCCAGTGTCTAATTTTCCAAACCATCCAATGACATTTGATATTCCATTGATGATTCCAGAAATTGTCGGCATGATTATGTCACCAATTTCTTGAAATGAAAGTTTGATTTGATTCAATGATTTTTCAATCTGGAATCCTGGTGTTGATGATAAGACTTCAAATGCATCTGCTGTGAATCCAGCAGAAGTTGACATGTCATCCAAAATTGTTTTGTAATTTTCACCTTGTGTTCCAAGAACACCCATGATGTTTTTGACTGCTTGTGACTTACCAAAAAATTCAGTCATTTCAACACCATTTGCAGCAAATGCATCTTTCATCTGAAACAATGTTGCTTGAAGTCCCTGGTCTTGTAACATTGAACGCAAACCATCATATGACATGTTTACTTGATCCAGTGCTGTTTTTCCTTTTCCAGTTTCTTTTGCAAATGCCATCATCACTCCACCAAACCCAGTTGTTGCAGATCTTGCATCACCAGTTGTTTTGGTATATGTTGAAATATTTGCAAGAAGTTCATCAAATGAAATTCCAAGTTCAGCAGCCATTCCAACTTGTGTTCCTAAAGATTCAGCAAGTTCAGATGATTCAAACATCCCAGTTCTCACAGCCATTCCAAATTTGTCAATTGCTGCTGTTGCTGTGATCACTTCACTTCCATATGCATTCTGTGCTGCTGCTGCAACCTTTGCAAGATCTGTTGATTCACCAAGTCCAATTGCAACACCTTTGTTGACTGTGGTCAATGTTTCAAGTGCATTGACACCACGCAAACCAGCAGATGTCAAGAAATAAAGTCCTTCTGCTGTTTCTGTTGCTGCAACTGCTGTGACACTAGAAATATTTTTGACACTTTGTGCATATGCATCCATGTCTTGACCAGATCCAAGAACTAATGTTTGGATTTTGGTCATGGATTTTTCAAAGTCCATTGCCATTTTTACAGATGCACCAGCAACCAATGCAAATGGCATTGTGAATGAACTGGTGATTGTTGCACCAACTGCTTTCATTTTTCCAGCAAATTTTGAAACTCTTGCTGATGCTGCTGATAAACCTTTGTAAAGTCCAGTATTGACAACACCAAGAATGATGTTCATTGAAGTGTTATTCCTAGCCATTTTGTTTCATTTTTTTTTCGTTTATTTTCTTGAACAACATTGCTTCATTTCTGATCTTTTCAATTTCCTTTTCTGACTTCTTATTTTTTGCAACTTCCCATGGAAATCTGGTGATGTCCTTTGGTTGAATATTTTTTTTCACATGTGGATTCAACAGAACACATGCCAACCATCTTGATCGTTCCCATTGGTTTTGATCATCTGTTTTCCATTTGTCAAACAATCCTTGTTGTGCATTAAAGAACATTTTTGGTGTCATATCATAAAGATCCACCACATTCATTCCAAGTTGTCCCAAACCAATTTTTTCAATATAGTCCCAAGACAACCTTATTTCTTCACCTTCCTGGAATTGGACTTTTTTCCAGGATCATTTTTTTTTGTTTCACCATCAGAAAATGTGATTCCCATATGTTCAGCAAACAATTCCATTGATCTTGCCATTCCTTTTTGATCACCATCCAGCAAATCAGCAATTTGATCTGAATCCAAATTGAAATCAATTCCAGCCCTTCTGTGACCTTCTTGTGTTCCATGGAATATCAGTTCAACAATATCATCCAAGGACATTTCAGTCCCTAATGATCCAAGTTTTTGAAGTGATGTTCCAGTTGCTCTGCAATATTTTCTTAATGCATTAAATCCAAAATATATTGGTAATTCTTTTTTTCCTAGTGTTACAATTTCATAGTTCATTTCATGTGATTTTTTTAATTATTATTTTTTTACTTTATTGAATAAGGTCCAGCAAAGACAAAGTTCACATGAAATGAAAATTGTCCTTGCTTTTCCTTAAATTTTAAACAGTCCCAAGTGTTAAAGGTCCAGCAGCAGCAAATGAAACTGACATTGTTGTGCTTTGTTCATTTGGTGCTTCCATTGACATTGATGTCATTACTGCATACCCTACAAAATATTTATCACCAGATTCTGTTGTTTTGAATTTTATATATAAAACACTCCTTGTGTCCAGATAAGTTGCAAACATCTGATAAAATGCTGTTGCTGATGATACTGACATTGCAACCATTGCATCACAGCTGATTTCCCAATCTAATGTCCCAGCCATTCTACTGGTATAGCCACCAGAAACTGATGTGGTTGTGTTCCTTGGACTGTGTGTGATTGAAACAGAACATGATGTTCCAAATCCAATCAAAGAATTTGATGTTCCAATATAAACACCAAATGCAGTTCCATTGACTATTCCAGTTGTTGCCATGTTTTATTTATATAAAAATTAAACTGTTGCTTGTGTTAAAACTGATGTTCCAGTGAATGAACAACTGTATGTTGTTGATTCTTCATTTGGTGCATCCATGCTGATGCTTGAAACATAACAAGATCCAGACCACTTGTAGTCACCAGTTTCTGATGATTCAAATGCAATTGTCAATGGTGTTCTTGTTGCAATGTTTGTTGTGAACAATTCATCCATTGTTGTTCCAGCGACTGCACCAGCAGCCAAGTCAAGAAATGCCACCATTCCTTCACAACTGATTTCCCAATCTCTTTGTCCTTCCATCACTTCTTTCCAGCCCAAAGATTCTTTGTTTGAAGTTTCTCTTGCTGAATGGTTGATTGAAACTGATCCACTTGTTGCATATGCGATCAAAACTGATCCGTTATATACTCCAAATTTAGTTCCATTAATTATTCCACTTGTTGCCATAATTTTTTTTTTTATTTGTTAATTATTATTTTTTAAATTGTAAAAATTGCCACTGTCAAACTTGTCACAGATGTATATGAAATTGAACAATATCCATTTTCATCATTGAATGCTGATGCAACAAAAGGACCAATCAATGAAGTCAAACCAGGAGCAACAGTGATTGTTCTTGATGATTTTGTTGCTGGTCCATATGTTGGTGAATCAAATGCTGTGACCAATGCTGTGAATGTTACAACCACAGATCCTTCACCACCATTTTGAATTTCAACAAATTCACTTCCAGAATTTTCCCATGTGTCACCACCAGTTTCTGCTGCTGTTCTTGTTGGTGCTGGGATTCCTTCTTCTGTTATGCTTTGAACTGATATGATTGCCATGTCTTATTTTTTAGGTGAAACAATTTTTTTTCTTTTTGTTTTCAATTTGATTTCTTTTGCAACCTCAACTTTGATTTCATTGCAGTATTCTTTTTTCAATAGATCACGATATCCAGCCCAATTGACAAAATATTTTGATCCTTCTGGAAAAACTTTTTCAAGTTCTCCAAATTTTCTTTTTAGTTCTTTTTTTAAGATGATTTCTGGCATAATTTTTTTTTTATTCGTTTATGATCCAACCATTTTCTGGATCATTTATGATTGCTAAAATTTCAGAATGTGAATATTGTGTTTCACCTTCCAAAAATTCTGGTGTTTCACCAGTGAATTTCAAAATTGTTTTTGTGTCATCAATTGACAATCTAAGTGATTGCAAAGATGTTTCATCAATTTGATCAAAAACAATATATCTTGCATTGATCATTTCAAATATTATATATATTGATTCATTCATGTTTTATGGTGTTACTGGTGTCCATGCAGATGCTGGAATATTCATTGGAATTGCTGGTGCTGTGATTAAAGTTTGATTTGGCAGTTGTGATCCAGGTGGACTGTTGTCACCCATTCTCCACCATCCAATCAATCCAGTGTATGTTGAAAGATCTGTTGGTGTTCCAGCATTATAGATTGCAAGAATTTGTGCTGCTGTCAATTCTATATTAAAAACAGAAAATTCATCCATATATCCAGAATAATAGTATTGCTGTGCAACTGATCCAATATCTAAAATTGCAGCAGATGGTTGCATTGCAGCATATGATCCAACATTTGATGATGTTTGTCCTGGCAATCCACCATTCATATATATATTTATACCAGAACTTGATCCAGATCCATCATATGTGACCACCATATGTGACCAAGTGTTTGTTGGCAAAGGTGATCCCATTCCAATTGAAATATATCCACCAAGATTTGTGTCATACAATCTTAATCTGAAATTATTGAATGCAAACATGACATCATATTCTTTTGAAGTTGCTGAACTGTTTTTTGAAAAAATTCCTTTTGGACCAGTGACATTTGGTGGATTGATCCACAAACTGAATGAAAATGGTGAATCTGTTGTTCCATTTGAAAATGAAAATGTGTTGTTTGCTGGTGATGATACCAAGAAAGAATCATCAATTCCATCAAACAAAATTGATTTGACATTTGACCATGGTGATGCAATTTCAGTGTTGATTGTTCTGATGACATATTCTTGTGTCACATTGTGAACACCTTGTGGTGAAATTTTGCTTTCATAGTCTGTTGACATTCCATCATATACAATTGAATCAATGACTGGTCCAGATCCAACTGTGAAACCAGATCCGATCCCACGATCCAAAACAAATCTGATTCTGTCTGCAATTGTCATTGAAGTTTCATATGAATCAGAAAATGAACTGATTTGAACACGCATGATGTTCAATGGACTTCTTTGATATTTTGGACCATCAGCAACTGGATTTCCTTCATCAAATGGTCCTTTGGTGTTTGTTGGATCATCTGAAATGATTGTGTAAATAATATATGGAAATGTTTGTGCAACATTTAATGGTGCAACATCTGGAAAAATTCTCACTGGTGATGTTCCAACATATGATGTCAGTGTTCCATCAAGTGAAAGTTTTGTGTATATTGTTGATCCTATTGTGAAACTACTCATGACTTATATTTTCCATTCATAATATCTTTTTCCTTTGTTCAATCCTTTGATTGCTTTTCCTACTATTGCCTTACATGCACCGATCATTTCAGATTTCACAATTGATTTTGATTGATCATATGCTGGTCGCATGTATGGTTGTGCAGCAGTTTCTGATGTTCCATATTCAACTTTTGATGCATATGATGCACCACCATCCCATTTGTCTGATGCCTTGAATTTGACACCTATTGTCACATATCCTTGTTTCCTTC